AACTGGTTTAAAAAGTGATTTAAAATCAAGAGAGATACAGAAAATTAATAGAAGTGAATTTACTTCCTTTAAAAATTATAAGTTATTAAAAAATCCAATTCGGTTAACTTATCCACAACATTTTAAAATAACTCCAACGGATAGTGATTATAGAATAGGTAATATTAGAAGATCTTTTACAAGACTAACAAATGATATTAATGCAGAAGTCTTCGAGGTTTCAGAAAAAGATTCTGGTAATGGAAATCCACTATATTTGAATATAAATTTTGATTGGACTATATCAGGTTTAAAAGAAGATGTTATACGTAAAAATGAAAAAGTAATGAAAGAACAAGAAAAAATATTACCTGGTATTAGTAAATTATTAACACCATTAGAATATTGGAAACCAAAAAAAGGTTCAAAAGACGATACTGTAAAAAAATTGAAGTTTATAGAAAATTATTAATATATATAGTTAAATAAAGGTTATAAATGAAACAGTTCTATCCGATTCAGGGTAAAGTGGTTTATATAATATTTCAGTCAAAAGGCCTTGGAGATACGCTCGCGTGGTTTCCTTATGTGGAACAATTTAGAGTTGAAAATAAATGTAAAGTAAAGTTATTTCTACCAAGGCAAGAAATGATTCCATTATTAAAACCGAATTATTCTGATATAGAATTTCTTAGTGAAGATAAATATGTAGAACCATTTGGTAATGGAGAGTTATGTTTTAAATTACCGTTTAGTGCTGAAAATATAATTAGTTATAAAATAGGTTGTTCGTGGGATGGAAGACAATATATTTCTTTGCAACAATCAGCTACAGAAATACTTGGATTATCATTTATAGAAAAGAAACCAAACTTACATTTTAAAAATTATGGTAGACCCATAAAAGAAAAGTATGTATGTATTGGTGTACATTCAAATGGCCCACAATTAAAGTATTGGAACTATCCTAATGGTTGGGATTATGTAGTAAAGTATTTAAAACATAAAGGTTATAAAGTTTTAGATATTGATTTGAATGTGGATCAAAGTCAAGATGGTTATATAAATAAATTACCGAAAGGTGTAATTAAAAGTCAAGGTAAATCGTTAGATAAAAGAATTAATGAATTAATTCATTGTGAATTTTTCATAGGATTAGGTTCAGGATTATCTTGGTTAGCGTGGGCATTAAATAAATATGTAATAATGATACATGGAATGACAAAACCCTGGTTTGAATTTCAACATAAATGTATTCACGTTCATAATGATGAAGTTTGTAATGGTTGTTGGCACAGAGATGAGACATTACATTTAAAGGGTGATTGGAATGTATGTCCAGACCATAAGGGAACTGAAAGAGAATTTGAATGTTCAAAAGAAATAGACCCACCAATGGTTTTTAATGCAATAGATAAGGTTATAGGTGTTATTAGAAAATAAAAAACAAATTGAAGATTTTCTTGAAGTATATAATACTAAAGATAGTATTGTAATACCGATATCTTGTGACAGTAAGAAACATCCAGTTGATACTGAATTATCTTTGTTATATATTCAAACATTAGATGGTGATGAGTTTATTTTACCATTTAATCATGCTGAAACTCTTGATATAGATATACCGAATCTTAATTCTAATACAAAAAAATACACTTACGATAGAAAATATTTAAATCATTTTATTCAATTAGATAATGTTGTTGATATAAATCTTTTACATTACGTAACAACAAATATTCCATTGAATATGGAAGAGATGGATACTAACGCGCATCAATTTTTTAATATGAGATATTATATGAAAGATGATGTAAATGTTATAATTCCTGTATTTAAACATTTGGAAAAATGTCGTAATATATCAACAGTTCTTAAAGATACAGTTGAAAAATATTCAAGTAATGTCAATTTGTCATATAATAATGATGTGTTGGATAATTTAAGTTATATAGAATCAAATGGATTACAAACAACAAATGGTTTTGTTTATAGTGAATATAATTTATATACTTCAACTGGTAGACCATCAAATAGATTTGGTGGTATTAATTTTGCAGCATTAAATAAAACAGATGGTAGTAGAAAACCATATGTGAGTAGATTTAAAAATGGAGTGTTAGTTGAAATGGATTTTGATGCATATCATTTAAGATTAATTGCTGATAAAATAGGTTATAAATTTCCTGAAGGTTCAGTACATGAGCATATGGCAAGATTTTATAGTTGTGATTATGAAGAATCAAAAAGAAAATCATTTCAGTATCTTTATGGTGGAATACCAATAGAAGTATGGCAAATAAATCCATATTTTAGTAGAGTTTATGATTATATAGAAAATTTATGGAATAAATATAATTCTAAAGAATTTATTGTTTCAGATATTTATAATAAGAGAATATATAAGAAAAATTTGACAGATATGAATAAAAATAAGTTGTTTAATTATACAATACAACTTATGGAAACTGAAAATAATATGAGGGTGTTAAGTCAATTAATTCCTGAAATAAAAAATGATAAGAGTAAATTAATTTTATATTCTTATGATAGTTTTTTACTTGACTTTGATATGGAAGATGGTTTAAATTACTTGAAGAAAGTGAAAGAGATAATAGAACAAAATGGTAAATTTCCTGTTAAAGTGAGTTGGGGAGTAGACTATCACGAAATGAAAGATATAACGGAGAAATTTGTATGATTATAGATTTTGATAAGATTTTATTAGAATGGTCTTATAGAGTATCGGATGGTATAATTCGAACTCGAAACATTGCTCATCAGTTACATTTAAGACAGATATTGTTTGAATTTGGATGGCCTCAAAAGGTTATAGATGGAGTATTACACAATTTAAATGAACAAGAAAAAGATAGAGAAAAAATTCTTAAAACAAGAATAAAGTATAAAGATGATAAAGGTAATGACAGGGAAACTTCAGTAAAATCAGCATATGAAAATCCAGAACATCCAGCACATCAACAGGCTAAAGATTTATTAGATACAGGTAAAACAAAAGAACCTACTACAACTGTTAAGGGCCCTGATGCAAAAGCGGATAGAGGAAAGCCACATAATACAGATATAAATCCAGATTATAAAAGAGATGGTGGTGAAGAACCAGGAGAACCTAAAGAAAAAAAACCAAAAGGTGATCATAAATCAAAACAAAAACATATTGAAAGTGGATTTGTAAAAGGTGCCGCGCCTGGAAATGCTGGTTCAATGTATAATGAGATTATGAGTGGAGAAGTTGCAGATTTACTTCGTGATAATCCTGATGCATCAGAAGAAGAATTAGTAAAAAGTATTTTGGATAAATATGGTGATTCTAAATTAGCAAAAGATAATTCGAGTGTGAAAATGGCTGGTAAGTTATCAACAAAAGAATTACCTGAAGATTTACCAAAAGAACAAAGAGAGTTATATAGTAAAACATTGATAGCAGTAAGAAGTGGTAAGAGAAAACATCAGAGGTCAGTAGATGCATCTAAAGATTTAGGATGGAAGAATTCAGAAACTACAGAATATTTTGGTGATAAGGTTGGTTTAAAGAAACAAGAAGAAGATATAAAATCTGCATCAAAAGTAGTTGATTTAGATGGTAATGAAATACCAAAGGATGAGATAGTAGAACTAATTAGAGCTGGTGGTGGCGGAGATAATCCATCAGATACGGCAACAATTATAAAAAATAAAGATACTGGTGAAGCTACAATATTATTTACATCTGATAAAGATTCAACATCAGCTATAATTGCACAATCTTCTACAAAAGCAGAATCTACACAAACAGATGATGCTATTTTATCTTTAGCAGATAGTGGAAAAATAACACAAGAAGAGTCGGAAGCGGTTGCAGGTGAGAGAAGAAATTATTCTGATAGTTTAGAAGAAATAGAAACTAAACTAAGAAGTGTTACAAGTGAACCTGCAAAATATGTTAATGATAACTTTGAATCCGATGATATTGATTTTATGAAATCAATAGGTGCTGGAAATCAAAAATATTGGGATGGTGAGAAGGGTGTAATTAAAAAGTTTAAGAAAAATACAAATTGGTCAACAGATAGATTTGATGAAAATGGACAAAAAATAGAAGGACAAAAACATAATTCTGGTGAATATCTTAAAGAGGTTGGCTGGGATGGTGAAAGTGAACCAACAGAGGAACAACAGGCAAAAGCTTTCTTATTATATTCTACTAAAGTAGAGAATCCACCTAAAAATGTTCAAAGAGTAATATCGGATTTAAATAAACATAAAGGTGGCCCAAACGTAGATAATTCTATTGAAGATATTAGAAAAGAATCAATTGATTTACTTGATAAACAAATAGAGGAACTTGACCAAATAGATGTTGATGGTGTTGGTTTAGGAACACATATTGAGGGTAATAATATTTGGAAACAAGGACATATGGGAGCAATATCAGGTGAACAAGGTGTTCATAAATATAGAGGTATGTTTGAAACAAATCACGCTGGTGTTGTATTGGATGGAAATGTATTGAAAAAGGCATTAGGAGTTAATTCAAAAGAAGAATTTTTGAAAAAATTACAAGTTGATAAAACTGAAAAACAAATATCTAAAGGTGATAGAGTTACAGGTTCTACAGGTATAGTTTATGTGATGGTTGGTGAAGAAAGAGTTCCAATTATGGAAAAAAGAAATAGAACTAAAGATGGGCCTTTAGGTAAATTACAAACAGTTTATAAATGGACAAACGAGTTTCAACAACTTATTAAGGATAAACAATAATGAGAACACAATTACTTTGTACATTCACTAAACGAAATAAATTTTATGAAACAGTTAATATAATAATTGAATGTAATGATATTGTATTTGATAAGGTATATGTATTTCAGAATGAACTTGATCAACATCAATTAATTTGTACTTATAATGTAGAATATGATGAAGATTATATTGAAGGTATTCCAGATACAATTTCATTACATAGAAAAAAGAATACAAATACCCTTTATACGATTAATGCACTAAACGATGTTATCAGAGAATTAAATGATGGTAAGTTAGATAAAACATTTCCGATACCCTGGGAAAATTATAAAAATTGTTTATTGTTAACAAATGAAAATGGTTTCACTAAAATACCAACCAGAATTTATACCATAGTAGATGTAAAAACTTGGGATAGAGATAAAAAATAAAATTGTATTTTCGAGGGTTCGATTATACTTATATATGAATCAAGGTTATACTTGATTAAAAATTAAAAAATGAATAATAAAAATAGGAGATTGAATAATGGACTTAAATGCAATAAAAAAACGTCTTAATCAACTTAAAACAACAAACAATCGCACATCCAATCTTTGGAAACCGCAACCTGGTCAACAGGTAATTCGGATAGTACCTTATAAACATAACAAGGAAAATCCTTTTATCGAATTATATTTTCACTATGATATAGGTGGAAAGTCTTATCTTTCACCACAGTCATTTGGTCGTCCAGACCCAATTGAAGAGTTTGCACAGAAACTCAAATCAACTGGTTCAAAGGATGATTATCGTCTTGGTAGAAAGATTGAAGCTAAAATGAGAACTTTTACACCAGTAGTAGTTCGTGGTGAAGAGAATCAAGGGGTGAGATTTTGGGGATTCGGAAAAACTGTTTATCAGGAATTACTTAGTATTATAGCAGACCCTGATTATGGAGATATTACTGATCCAACGAGTGGTCGTGATGTTGTAGTTGAATTTAAAACAGCAGAAGAAACTGGAAAATCTTTTCCATCAACATCTATTAGAGTCAAGCCAAATCAGACCGTAGTTACCGAAGACGCGGCTGTTTTAGAAACCATAAAGGAAACTCAAAAAGATATTCGTGAGGTTTATAATGAAATGACTTATGAAGAACTTACGGATGCATTAAATGGGTATCTAAAAGGTGGTTCTACTGATGAAGAATCAGCTACTAAAGAATCAACTTCTTTACCTGAAACATCAAATTTTGATGCTAAGAAAACAGCTGATGCATTTGACGACTTATTTAATAAGTAAACTAAAAAATGGGGGAGTTGAAGGCTAGGATAAAACCGCTTAGTCAAGGTTACCGGACACTCCCCTAAGTTATAATTTAATCGGAGAAAACATATGTCAACACGAGATGAATTGGCGGGTGTATTAGCTGAAACCTTAAATAAACAATTCAAAGATATGAAAGTTGCTTATTTTTTGGATGGAACGGATATAACACCCACAGATATAAAGGAGTTTGTTTCAACAGGCTCAACAATGTTAGATTTAGCAATTGCTAATAAACCTAATGGTGGAATTGCAGTTGGTAGAATAACAGAAATAAATGGTTTAGAATCAAGTGGTAAATCACTACTTGGTGCTCATATATTAGCAGAAACTCAACGTAAAGGTGGAGTAGCTGTTTATATAGATACAGAAACTTCTGTTAGTACTGAGTTTCTTGGTGCAATAGGTATTGATGTGGAAAGTATGTTATATTTACATTTAGAAACAGTTGAAGCGGTATTTGAAGCAATTGAAGAGATTGTTGTAAAAGTTCGTGAATCAGATAAAGATAGATTAGTAACTATTTTAGTAGATTCTCTTGCTGGAGCTACTACAAAGGTAGAGTTAGAAGCAGATTTTGATAAAGATGGTTGGGCTACAGCAAAAGCAATTATTATATCAAAAGCTATGAGAAAAATTACTCAAATGATTGGTAGACAAAAGATAGCTCTTGTTTTTACTAATCAACTTAGACAGAAACTTGGTGTAATGTTTGGAGACCCGTGGACAACAAGTGGTGGTAAAGCATTACCCTTTCATGCATCTACACGTATTAGATTGAAAAATCTTGGTCAAGTTAAAGATACTAAAAAGAATACTATTGGTATGAAAATGAGAGCTCAAGTTGTTAAGAATAGACTTGGGCCTCCAATGAGACATGCTGATTTTGAGTTATATTTTGAAACAGGTATTGATAACAATGGTAGTTGGTTAACTGTTTTAAAAGACCATAATTTGGTGAAACAAGGTGGTGCTTGGTACACTATGGAAAATCATGAAGGAAAAGAATTAAAATTTCAATCTAAAGATTGGTCAAAACAATTAGAAGATGAGAAATTTAAAGAACATTGTTATAAATTAATATGTGGGAAAAGTATTTTACAATATGATAAAAATTTTGGTATAGATGATGTAACAGTAACAGAAATTTTAGATAATGAATAGAAAATATCTCTCTATTTTAGAAGAGATAAAATCTAAAGGCGGTAAAATAGATAGTGGTGAACCTAATGATAAAGTACTTATAATAGATGGTCTGAATACTTTTATAAGGGTATTTAGTGTTATACCAACTACTAATGATGATGGTATTCACGTTGGTGGAATAGTTGGTTTTCTAAGAAGTATTGGTTATACTATTAAAATGATCAGACCCACTCGATGTATTATTGTATTTGATGGTAAAGGTGGGTCTGTACGTCGCCGTAAAATATATCCTGAGTATAAACAAAAAAGAAAAACAAAATATAGAGTAAATCGAGCATATGATTTTGCATCCCAAGAGGATGAGAAACAAAATATGATAATGCAGTTACAGAGAGTGGTTGAATATTTAGAAACACTTCCTGTAACTGTTTTATCTTATGATAACATTGAAGCAGATGATACGATTGGTTATATTTGTAGACAAGTTCTTACTGAATCAGAGTTAACAGTTATGTCTACTGATAAAGATTTTCTTCAGTTGGCAAACAGTAGAATAAAAGTATGGAGTCCAACTAAAAAGAAAATGTATGATGAAGATACTGTGTTAGATGAGTATGGTATATCATCTCATAACCTTATATGGTATAGAGTATTAGATGGAGATAAGTCAGATAATATTCCTGGTGTAAAAGGATTAGGATTGAAAACTATACAAAAAAAATTACCGTTTTTGAGTGAGAATCGTATAGTTGAGATAGATGAAGTTATTACAGAATTACCAGAATCTAAAGAAATAATAGAACGAAATTATAATTTGATGCAATTATCAGACGTAGATATTTCTGGTTCTACAAAAACAAAGATAATAGAAAAAGTTAATGAACCGATTAATAGATTAATAAAATATAAATTTCAAACAATGTTTTTAGAAGATAAGTTATATAGTGCATTACCAAATGTTAATAGTTGGTTACTTACTAATTTTAATCAATTAAACCAATACGCTGAAAAAACAAATGAAGATGTATAAAAAAATATTACCATTAGATGATAATGAAAAAGTTGTAGATCAATTTGGTTGGTTACCAGTTTCTATTATTGAACCAGAAAGACAAAGTAAAAAACAATGGAAGAATGCATATTTAAATGATGGTATAAAAGAACAAAGAAGAAGTGATGATGCAAAATATTTAAGTGGTCTTGGTTTTAGTGAATTTCATGCAGGATTGACTGAAGATATTTTGTCATATTGGTCTGTAGTGGATAGTGTAGTTGTTGACCCGTTTGCTGGTAGATTAACAAGAGCGTTTGTGAGTTCAAAACTTGGTAGAAAATATTATGGATATGATATAGCACCAAATACAGTTAAAAGAGTTAATCAACATTTGACAAAACATAACTTAGACGCTACAATTTATTTGGATGATGGTTGTTATATGAGACAAACACCAAATAATTTCGCAGATTTAGTTATGACTTGTCCACCATATCATCAATTAGAAAAATATGAATCTGTAGAAAATCAACTATCAGATATAAATGATTATGAAACATTTTTGGGAATGATAGAAATATGTGCGGTAAATATAAAAAGAGTTTTAAAATCAGGTGGATTTTTAACTTGGGTATGTGCAGATTGGAGAGATGGTATAGAATTCAGGCCATTTCATTCGGATTGTATTAGATTGTTTAAAAAAGTTGGTTTTAACTTTCACGATTTAATAGTTATAAAAAACAAAAGTCCATTTGCAAGTATGCAAATTGGTAAGGTTGCATCTAAAAGATATACAAGTAAAATACACGAATATATTTTGGTATTTAGAAAAGAAGGTGAATTAGATTATCCATCAGAGAAAATTAAGGTTTTTGGAATTGAGAAGTTTTTATAATGAGTGAAACATTAACAAAATACGGAACATCATTTCAGTCTAAAATTTTAGCATTATTATTAAATAATACAGAATTTATACAGACTATTAGTGATATTTTAACACCACCAATGTTCGATAGTGATGCGAATAAGTGGTTAGTTAATACTATAATACAATATTATTATAAATATAAAAAACAACCAACGTTAGAAGTTTTAAAAGTTATGATTGGAGAACTTGATAATGATGTTTTGAAAGTTTCAGTAGTAGATAAATTGAGAGAAGTTTGGAAACACAATGAAGCTACAGATTTAGAATTTGTTCAAGAACAAACTTTGGATTTTTGTAAAAATCAAGCGTTAAAAAATGCTATTATAGAATCTGTTGATTTATTAGAAAATAAAGATTATGATTCTATTAAGAAAATTATTGATACTGCTATGAATGCAGGAGCATCAAGAGATCTCGGTCAAGATTATATTGAATCACTTGAAGTTAGATTAACAAAGTCAAGTAGAGATACAATTGAAACGCCGTGGGATGTTGTAAATGAAATTATGGATGGTGGTTTAGGTAAGGGGGAACTTGGTGTTATTGTAGCACCAGCGGGTATTGGTAAATCTTGGACACTTCAAGCGTTAGGTTCTGGTGTTATTAAAAATGGTAAAACAGTTGTGCATTATTCATTAGAATTAAATGAGAATTATGTTGGTTTAAGATATGATTCTATTTTTTGTGGAGTTACAACAGCGAATATTAGATATTATAGAGAAGAAGTTGAGAAAAAAATTAGAAATTTAAAAGGGAAATTATTAATAAAATATTTTCCAACAAAATCAGCATCAGTTCAAACAATTAGTGCACATTTAAAACAAATTGAATTAAGCGGTGTTAAACCTGATTTAGTTATTGTTGATTATGCTGATATATTATTACCACTTGGACATTTTAGAGAGAAGAGACACGCACTTGGTACGATATATGAAGATTTGAGATCTGTAGCTGGAGAATTAGAAATTCCTATTTGGACAGCCTCACAAGCAAATCGGTCAGCGTTGGAAGAAGATGTGATTGGTGCTGATAAAATTGCGGAAGATTATAGTAAAGTTATGACAGCTGATTTTGTAATGAGTATGAGTAGAAAAGTTGAAGATAAAATAGCTAACACAGGTAGGTTTCATGTGATAAAAAATAGATTTGGCATTGATGGTATTACTTATCCTTCTACAATAAATACTAATATTGGACTTGTAAAAATACACGAAAGTAGTTCAAGATCTGGAAAAATAGTACAGGGTAAGATGGATAATAAAGAAGAATTTTTAAGAAAAGAATTAGCTAATAAATATAAAGATATGGGTAAGAAAGTAGAGGGGTTTGAGTAATAGGATTTAATATATATTATATTTAATATTGTGGTTACGTTTATTGGTTATTAGAAAACGTATATAATAAAAGGAGAAATTTTAAGTTGTCTGAAAAGTTTACATTGTCGAATAATTTTGTGAATAAATATAAAAGAAAAAAACCACCATTTGGTTTTAATGGTTTAGGTGAATTAGTTTATATGAGAACCTATTCAAGAATTAAAGAAAATGGAAAAAATGAAAGATGGTGGGAAACTGTACAAAGGGTTGTAGAAGGTACTTATTCAATGCAAAAGCGTTGGATTGATTCGCACAGTCTTGGTTGGAATCCCTGGCAAGCTCAAGCTTCAGCTCAAGAAATGTATGATCGAATGTTCAATATGAAGTTTTTACCGCCTGGTCGTGGATTGTGGGCTATGGGGACAGCTATTACAGAAGAAAAGGGATTATATGCAGCTCTTAACAATTGTGCATTCGTATCTACTTCCACACTTAAAGAAGATTATTCAAAACCATTCTGTTTCCTTATGGATGCAAGTATGTTAGGTGTTGGTGTTGGTTTTGATGTAAAAGGTACAGGAGAAATAATGGTTAAATCTCCTAATAAAAATAGAAAGAGTGAACAATTTGAAATACCTGATACAAGAGAAGGTTGGGTAGAATCATTAAAATTACTTTTAGACTCATATTTTCATGGAACAAGTGTTGTTTATTTTAATTATGATATAATTAGAGGTGAAGGAGAACCAATCAAAGGTTTTGGTGGAGTATCGAGTGGACATAAACCATTAAAAGAAGTTCATCAGGAAATTAGAAAAGTATTAGATAAGAATATAGACGAACCAATTACAACTACTACAATTGTTGATATAATGAATCTTGTGGGTAAATGTGTAGTTGCTGGTAACGTAAGAAGGACTGCTGAAATTGTTTTTGGAGATCCATACGATGAAGAATATTTAGATTTAAAAAATTACAAAGTAAATAAACATAGAGAACAATATGGTTGGACTTCTAATAATTCAATATATGCAGAACTTGGTATGGATTATACCGATGTGTGTAAAAGAATTACAGACAATGGAGAACCTGGATTTGCGTGGTTAGAAAATATGAGAGGTTATAGTAGATTAAAAAATGGTAGAGATAATAAAGATCACAGAGCGGCAGGTGGTAATCCTTGTTTAGAACAAACACTTGAATCATATGAGTTGTGTTGTTTAGTGGAAACATTTCCAACAAATCATGATACATTAAAAGATTATTTAAGAACACTAAAATATGCTTATTTGTATGCGAAAACTGTAACACTTGGTAAAACACATTGGCCAGATACTAATAGAGTTATGTTAAGAAATAGAAGAATTGGTTGTTCAGTAAGTGGTGTTGCACAGTTTATTACAAAACAGGGAATGGAAGAATTAAGAAAATGGTTAGAAGAAGGATTTGAAATTATACAAGAGTGGGATAAGATGTATTCAGATTGGTTAGCAGTACCACGTTCAATTAAAACTACTTCAGTTAAACCAAGTGGTACAGTTTCTTTATTAGTTGGTGTTACTCCTGGAATGCATTATCCAGAAAGTCGTTTTTATATTCGTAGAATGAGATTATCAAACCAATCTGAATTAATAGAACCATTAAAAAGAGCTGGATATACAATAGAACCAGCATTCGGTTCAGAAGATACTACAATGGTAGTAGATGTACCGATTGATGCAGGGGAAGGAATAAGAACAGCGGCTGAACTATCTATTTGGGAACAGTTTAGTTTAGCCGCATTCTTACAACGACATTGGGCAGATAATCAAGTTAGTTGTACAGCAACTTTCAATCCAGAAACAGAAGCAGATGAATTACCACACGCTTTAAATTATTTTCAGTATAGATTAAAAGGTATATCACTATTACCAAGAAAAAATGGTGGTGCGTACAAACAAATGCCCTATGAAGCAATAGATGAAAAAACATATCATTTTGAAGTTGAGAAACTTGGTTATTTAAGTTTTGTTGGTATTGAAGGTGAAGAAGCAGAAGTTGACAAATTTTGTAATAATGATATGTGTGAATTACCTGGAGAATAACTAAAAAAGTACTTGACTTGTATAGGTTTTTATTCGTATATTCATATAACATAAATTGAGGTTTTATAATTTAAATGTACCAGAATATCTTCTACGATAGAAGAAAAAATAAAATGCATATTTGGGATGATAAGTTTGGACAACAAACTTTTCGTTATAAGAAGTATGCATATACTAAAAATAGAACTGGTAATTATGTTTCTTTATATGGTGATAAATTAACCAAAATAACAAAATGGGATAAAGACCAACCTAATTTATTTGAATCTGATGTTAATCCAGAAATAAGAGTTTTAGTTGATAAATATACTGAATCTGATGAACCATCTGTTGGACATAAAGTTATGATAATTGATATTGAAGTTGAAGTTACTGATGGATTTCCAGATGTTGAAATAGCTAATAATAAGATAACTTCTATAGCGTTCAATGATCCACTTACTGATGAATATTTTTGTTTAGTTCTTGACGAAAAGTCAGTTTTAAATGAAGATTTTGGAGAGAATGTAACGATAGAAACTTTTTTAACTGAATATGAACTTTTAAATAGATTTTATGTTAAGTATAGGGAAATACAACCTACTATTTTAACAGGTTGGAATATAGAATTTTTTGATATACCATATCTTTATAATAGAGCTCAACAAATTCTTGGTCAAGATGTTGCAAATTTATTATCACCAATACACATAGTTAGGTGGAGTAATTTTAAAAAAAGATATATTATAGCAGGAGTTAGTATTCTTGATTATCTTAGTTTATATAAAAGATTTACATTTAGTCAAAAATCTTCATATAGATTAGATGTGATTGGAGAGTTAGAAGTTGGTGATAAAAAGATTGAATATGAAGGTACATTGAATGAGTTATATGAGAATGATTTAAAAACATTTGTAGAGTATAATTTACAAGATGTAAAACTTGTTAAAAAACTTGATGATAAATTAGATTTTATAGAAATTGCTCGTGGTTTAGCACATCTTGGTCATACACCTTATGAATCTGTTTATATGTCATCTCATTATCTTGAAGGTGCGATTTTGGTGTACTTGAAAAAAAATAATATTGTAGCACCAAATAAAGCACCAAGACCAAAAGATTTTAATAAAGATGATAAATTTATTGGTGCGTATGTACAAGACCCAATTAAAGGTAAACATGATTGGGTATATGATTTAGATATTACATCTATGTATCCATCTTGTATTATGTCATTGAATATTTCACCAGAAACAAAGATTGGTAAGATTAAAGGATGGAATCCTGAGGAATTTTTACAAATAGGTAATAAAAAAACTTATACAATATTACACGGGGAAAAGGAAATAGGAAAGTTTACAGAGGTAGAATTAAAAAGTTTTCTTGATAATGAAAAAGTTTCAGTATCAACTAATGGTGTTATGTATCGTTCAGATAAAGATGGATTGTTACCTGCGTTATTAAAAAAATGGTTTGATGAACGAGTTGAATATAGGAAATTATCTAAAAAGTTTCATGAGGAAGGTGATAAAGAAAAATCAGATTATTTTGATAGAAGACAATATCTTCAAAAGGTTGTTTTAAATTCATTATATGGTGTCTTAGGATTACCTGTATTTAGGTTTTATGATGTTGACAACGCTGAAGCAGTTACAACTACAGGTCAATCTCTCATTAAATTTACTAAGAAGGTTGTTAATTATTATTATAATAAAGAATTAAATGATAATGAAAATTATTGTATTTATATTGATACTGATTCAGTTTTTTATTCTGCTTTACCACTTGTAAAAAATAGATATCCTGATTTGAACACTAAAAATGAAGAAAAAATGTCTAAAGTGATTTTAGAAATAGCATCTGAAGTTCAAGAATATTTGAATAAGGGATATGATTATTTTGCTAAGAAATTTTGTAATTTAGATAAACATAGGTTTGAAATTAAACAAGAAGTTATTGCAAAAAGTGGATTATTTGTTACAAAGAAAAGATATGGATTAAAAATTATTAACGATAATGGTAAAAAAGTTAATAAGATGATGATTAAAGGATTAGATACAGTTCGGTCAAGTTTTCCTATAGCTATGAAAGAAATGTTATCAAAATTACTTGAAGATATTTTGATGGATGTTCCAAAAGATAACTTAGATAAATTTATAGTTAATTTTAAAGATAGTATGAAACTTGTACCTTTTGAAAAAATAGCAATTCCTACAGGGGTTAAAGGATTAAATAAATATCAAATAGAATCTGATAATTTGTTTAGGGGTTATAAAAAAGGAACACCTATTCATGTTAAAGCCTCTATTGTACATAATGATTTATTAAAATATTATAAGTTAGATAAAAAATATCAATCAATAGTTAATAATGAGAAAATAAAATGGGTTTATTTAAAACAAAATGAATTTGGATTACAGGTTATGGCGTTTAAGGGTTATGATGATGCTCCACAAATAATAAAATTTATAAAAACATATATAAATCCAGAAAAAATTTATAAACACGCTTTACATAAAAAAATTATGATGTTATATGATAGTATGAGTTGGTCTGAACCAACTGATAAATCTAAAACAATAGAAAGATTTTTTTAATTTGGAAAAGTTAACTAATATATATGTATATATGGTTATAATAATAGGAGAATAAGTTATGGATAAACAAAAATTCGTAAAATTTATTGATAAATATAATCTTGGTGGAACAGTTAATGCAGTAATTTTAGAATCTAAAGATAATGTATTACATACAAGATTTACAACAGGTGATAAATCATTACTTGGAATTTTATCAATGAAAAATTGGAATTTTGAAAATGGAGAATTTGGGGTATATAATACAGATCAACTTCTTAAATTGTTGTCAGTTCTTGACAATGATATAACAATGGTAGTTGCTAAAGCTGGAGATAAAGCTCATTCATTTAAGCTAACAGATTCAGCATCTTCTGTTAATTTTATGTTATCAGATACTACTGTAATTAATAAACCGCCAAATCCACAAAACCTTCCACAAACTTTTGGATTAAAAGTTGATGTTACTACTCAATTTATTCAAAAGTTTATTTCTGGAAAAAGTGCTTTACCTGAAACAGATACATTTACTGTTATTACTGATAATAATAATGTTAAAGTTGTTATTGGTTATGCCTCTATTAATACAAATAGAGTTATAATTCCAGTTAATGTAGATGAATATCAATCAATGAATTTGATTTCATTTAATGCTAATTATTTCAAAGATATTCTTACAGCGAATAAGGAATGTGAAAGTGCTACTCTCGAAGTTAGTAATGATGGTTTGGCAAGAATTAATTTCAAAATAGATGATTATGATGCTACATATTATCTTGTAGCGGTACAAGATGTAGATTAAAATGTATGATTTTTTACGTGGTTTAAGAATTTTACATTATTTGTCTCCTGTTAGATTTGATACATCAGGAGTATTTCAACATGAGTTTGATTCAAACTATAAAGCTGTTGAAAAAACAATTTCATTTTTACCTAAATGTCATCATTATGTAGTTGTACCAACAAAACATAGAATACCTGATGTTAGAGATAATGTTACTTTTTTAAAGTATCCATATTCAAGAGATTTACTTGCTAACAGATCTTATTTTGATGGTGTAACTTTTCGAAGGTTATTTGATTTTAGATATATGGATTTTGATTTTGTTTTTTGTCATCAACCAGAAATGTTATTTAATATTTTAGTTTCATTTAATGATAAACGATATGGTCAAAATATGAATAGATATTTATTTTTTCATTGGGTTGATTGTCCACAAAGCAGAGCGTCATCAGCCATTCCACCAGCGTATATGAGACAATTAGAAGCTATTAGTATGTCTGATCATGCGTTTTTCCATACAGATATTGCATCGGATTGGTTAATGAGAAATTTTAAAAATAAACAAGCTACTAAACTTAATATTGATTATGTTAGAGATAAATCTATGTTTTTTCCACTTTCATCAGATGAACTTCCCAAGTCTAAAACAATAGATATGAATTATGATAAAGTTATTGTTTTTAATCATAGGTGGGTAAAATCTACAGGGGTGAATAGACTTTTAGAATACATGGAAGGTATGGATGAGTATAAAATATGGTGTACTGATTATAAAGCTCCAAAAGAATATGTAGCGTCTAAGTTAGATAGGGGAGAATATAGATATCTTTTAGAAAATTCATTATGTAGTGTTTCGTTTGTTGATAAATACGCTACGTGGAACTTATCAGTTCAAGATGGATTATCATTAAATAAACCTGTTTTAATTTATGATCACCCATCATTAAGAAAAGTTGTTGGTGATAATTATCCGTTTTATTTTAAAACAAAAGAAGAATTTCAGAGTTTATTAAGAAAGATAGATACTGTTAAAAATTTTGAATGGAAACTTACTGATTATAATTTAATATTTGAAAATAATTTAGTAAATTCTATGAAAAATATAATGAGTAAACCAAGAAAACATATTCCAAAAGATGCATTAAATTGGTTATATTGTATTTTAAATGGTATAAATTATAAACATGATATTGCTAAACAAATTCAACCAAATATACAATTAAATTCTGTATGGCAATATATTAGACGATATTTATTAGAGATAGGAATTGAAGATAATATTAATAGCCCATATGTAAATTATTCTGTTCCTGAGAATATAAAAGATACGGTTGAAAATATGGTTAAAGATATTGATTTGATAATCAAACCAACAACAATTAAAAGAAAAATAGTTACAAAAAAACACACTTGGTTTTAATTTATGAAAAATAATACATTATGGGTTGAAAAATATCGGCCAGAAACACTTGATACTTATATTGGGAATGATCATCTCAAAAGTAAGGTCAAGGTTTACCTTGAGAGTGGAGACTTGCCACATCTTTTACTATACGGAAAGGCTGGTACAGGTAAGACCACTCTCGCTAAAATTCTTGTTAAAAATATTGAATGTGATTATATCTATATTAATGCAAGTGATGAGAATAATGTAGAAACTGTTAGGACAAAGGTTAAGAATTTTGCATCTACAATTGGTTTTAAAGATTTTAAAATAATTATTCTTGATGAGTGCGATTATATTACACCAAATGCTCAAGCCGCTTTAAGAAATCTTATGGAAACGTTTAGTAAACATTGTAGATTTATATTGACTTGTAATTATGTAGAAAGAATTATTGACCCAATACAAAGTAGGTGTCAATCTTTTCAAATAGTACCACCATCTAAAACAGAAGTAGCTCAAAGACTAAATCAAATTTTAGAAGAAGAGGAAGTTAATTTTGAATTAGAAGAGTTAAAAATATTAATAAATTCAGGATATCCAGATATTCGTAGAATTATTAATACAGCTCAAAGAAATGTTGTTAATAGTATTTTAACTTTGGATAAAGGAAGTGTTATTCAAAATGATTATAAACTAAAATTATTAGAAATACTCAAAACACAAGATAAAAGAAATGCATTTAAAACTATAAGACAATTAGTAGCTGATTCTCAAATTACAGATTTTGCTGATTTATTTAGATTGTTGTATGATGAAGTAGATGGTTATGGAAAAGGTCATATTGCTGAATGTATTTTGGTAATTGCTAAATATGAATTAAGTGATAGTCAAGTAGTTGATAAAGAAATCAATGCTATGGCTATGATAATAGAATTGTTAGGAGTTGTGAAATAGTGGAAGAAAAATATTGGGGTGAAGATAAAAAAATATTAAAAAAAGGATCTCAAAAACCAAATGAAGATAAACACATTTCAGTTCATGAGAATAAAATTTATTTTTATTCTGGTGTATCAAGAAATAGTGTAGTAGAGTTAAATAAAAAAATAGGTGAGATAGAGTCTAAAAGTTTAAATCTTGCTAATACTTTAGATATTGAGTACCCAACAATTAAAGTATTTATAAATTCAGGTGGTGGTTCAATTACTGCAGGTATTTCATCAATGGATACAATACTGAGATGTAAAGTTCCAGTTCATACTTATGTAGATGGATTTTGTGCAAGTGCCGCAACGTTTTTATCAGTTGTTGGTAATAAAAGATTTATTAGTAGAAATTCTTATATGATGATTCATCAGTTATCTTCAACATTGTGGGGAAAATATTCTGAAATAGAAGATGAGAAAAAGAATTTAGATTTAATGATGGAAACTATTAAAAATGTTTATAAAGAATATACAAAAGTTCCAATGAAAAAAATAGATGAAATATTAAAACATGATTTATTGTGGGATGCAAAAACGTGTTTGAAATATGGATTAGTGGATGAAATAATTTAGGAGTTATAAAATGACTATGAAACCAAGAAAACCATTACCAAAAGCAGAAGTTAAAGTAGATTTAGCTCAAGCAGAAACAATGAAATGTGAATATTGTGGAAATTATTTATTTATTACTTCTACAATTATAAAGAGATTATCGGCTATAGTATCTCCAACAGGTCAAGAAACATTAGTACCAATTGATGTTTATAGTTGTGGAAATTGTGGAAGAGTTCCTAAAACAATGTTACAAGGTTCTGGTGTAGAAGAAGAATCTGAAAAGGATAGTTTATTCCGTGCCGATTTATGAGTATTATTGTCCTGGCTGTGGTAATGAAATAGAATTATTACAGAAAATGGGTGAGGACGCTCCAACTTGTACTGAGTGTGTAAAAGAAGTAAAGGACGGAGAAAAAGTTATTTCTATATTAAATCGAGAAATGAAACGTAAGTTTTCAAAATCTACAGTAATATTTAAAGGTAAAGGGTTTTATGAAACAGACTACAAAAAGAAAAAAACAGAACCAAAAGAGGAAAAATCTGTTCCAACATCTGAATCAAGTAACGGCGATTCAGAATCCTGATTATTGGGATACTCTTACAGAAGATGATATAAAAACATGGTCTAATTATATGATTCATAGATTTTTATCTATGAAAATGGAATGGATAGATTTAGTTAATGAATTTCAGAAATATAATTTAGAATCAAAAGATTTATATAATCTTTATATAAATGTTTTACCAAAAGGTAAACAATTTTTAAAATACACGAAAAGGAGAAACCAAATGGAACATCCAGAATGGTTAATCAATATTATTAGAAATCAAGAAGAATATAGTAGAAAAGAAGCTATTGATATGATAGAAATGTTATATCTTACTGAAGGTGGTATGCTTGAATTACGAGAAATATGCGTTAAATGGGGTATTGAGGAAAATAAAATAGAAGAACTCGGAATAAATGTATTAGGTAGTATAGGTCACGGTGATTATTAAATGAAAGTTATAACGGATACTAAAACTGTTAAAAAGTATGCAAAAAATAACCCTGACTTGACAGTAGTTGAACAAATGGAACTTGGATGGCCTCAAATGACCGCTGAGTTTAGACGACTTCAACGAGTACAATATGAGTTATTTTTACATAAACAACATGATTATGGGCCAGGTAATATTTCAGTAGGTACACAACTACAAACACCTGAAGAAATCAAACTATCACTT